TCATTATCATCATATCCTATAAAAATTTTTATCATAAATTAGCCTCTGGACTTTTACCTGTTAATTTTCTCTTACCTTTTGTGTGGTCGTAAACAGTTCCCAATATTGATCTGGCTTGAACGTGTCCACCATCATTGTCACCTATATTATTATTTTGTACTTTCATATCACTTTCAAAAACTTTTCTTACATAGTCCCAAACATAACTATCATGGCACTCACCTAAATTATATATCTCATCAAAATCATACATCTTTTTCATATAACGAGCATAGTTTCTTGTTTGATCGTGTTGCATATTAAAATATAAAAAACCACATTCACTATAATGTTTACCACGACCTAGATAACTCATCATACAATCGTCTTTGTGAATATGTTTTTTAATCCAATCTACGTCTATTGATTTATAGAATACACTATCTGCGTCAATACAAATTAAACCATCTACATCACTTGAGCAATTAACAATGGCATGTGTGTATGCATAAACTTTATATGAAAATCTTACACCATCATCTTTAAATGATTTTACTTTTCTATGTTGATTTCTCTCTATGAATTTTTTGAGATCAGGTATCTTATCAAACATATCATCATCTTCATTATAAACAATTAAATCAAATGGCCAATTGTAAGTGGATTGAAATCTATGAGCGTATTCTTTAAATAATTTATTGTTCCAACTAGTGACTACTTGTATTTTCATAACCAACTTTTGCTATATAATAACTATCAACAATATCTGTCACAGGATTATTTAATTTACCCATATCAAATATTTTCAATAAGTCTTGTTCAGTATGTTCTTTAAAACTATCATACATTAATTGTTTATCTGCGTTTCCTTTACCTGACGCATACTTCTTAACAACACTTGGCACAACTGTATCATACAATATAGTGGGTGACATCTGTAATCTATATTTAAGTATACCGCAGTTCTCAGCAATTTGAAATACAGCTTGACCTTTTGAGCCAAACGAATAACCTTCAATGAAAACTTTTGCTGTATCTTCTTTATATTTGTGGATAATATCCAAGGCCCAACTAGAAATGTTAGTAAACCTTTCAATAGGTGTGTTATACTCTTTGTGTTCATAACCAAATATATTTTTACCAAATTGTCCAATATGTTTTTTCTTACTTGTTAGAAAGTGAAAAGAACATTTGTTATAATCAAAGTTATCACCTGCAATACAGATCGCAGGACTATTTAAACTGTAATCAACTCCAACTATCGTCTGTTGCTTCTTCTGGTATGTCATGCTCAATATCTTCCTCTGATTCTACTTCATATCCACAGAACGGACAAGTCAAGGGTTGTAAATCTTGTTCTTCTTCGTCCCACACTATGGTATATTTAGTAGTGCAGTTAGAGCACTTCTTTGTAACGTTTTCCATTATAGTTTAAATTTTTTAAATTGATCTTTCTTAACGTCTTGTTTTATTCCACCAATAACATAACTTTCTATTTCAGTCTCTTGCGGAGCATTCTGTGTACCTTTACTGTTTAACCAATGATCTATCCATGGTAATGGGTTAGACTTTTGTTCATACACAGGTGTTAAACCAATAGCTTTCATTCTTCTATTAGCCATATACTCTACAAATTGATGTAATAATTTTTCCGATAAACCTATCATAGAACCTTTAGAGAAAAGATAAGTCGCCCATCTTTTTTCTTCTCCTACTGCGTCATCATACATTGCATATACTTCTTTATCAGTATCTTTAATCACTTTATCCATAATCTTGTCTCTTTCAATGTCTCTATAATTGTTTATTATTCTTTGTGAAATTGCTAAGTGCTGACTTTCGTCTCTTGCGATAAACGAAATGATCTTTGCTGATCCCTCTAATAATTTAAGTTCGCCAAAAGCAAAACTACAAGCAAACGATACATAAAATCTTAAACCTTCTAATATGTTTACTGTAATTAAAGCCTTCCATAATTTTTTCTTTAGTTCATACTCATCAACTTTTGATTTATCTAAATGCCATTTATGACCTATTGAGATTAAATCATCATAACATTGTGTTACAGATTGAGCTCTCTTTTCTATCTTCTCGTCTTTAATAATTGTATCAAATACATCACTAGGATTAGAATATAAATTTTTTATAATATATGTATAACTTCTACTATGGATTGTTTCCATAAAATCCCAAGTAACTATACAACCTTCCAGTTCTGGTAATGAAGTAAATGGTAAAAATGCTAAACAAGGACCACGACCTTGTACACTATCTAACATAGTTTGGTATTTCAAATTAGATGTAAATATATCTTTTTGTTCTGGTCTTAACTCTGCGTAATCGTTTCTATCTTTTTGTAAAGAAACTTCTTCTGGTCGCCAAAAATAACCCAACTGTTGCTGTGTCAACTTATCAAATATAGGATACTTCATTGTATCATATCTTTGTACAGCCAAGTCCTCACCAAAGAACATTGGTTGTTTTAAAAAACTGACATCTTTACCTTTGTTAAAAACTGATCTACTCATTTTATTTTTCTTCCTTTATTCCGTAAAAAAATTCGTCATCATCACCAAAAGTTATCTTATGTTTGTCTTCAACAGAATACTCAATAGATGATACTTTAAAGTCAGGAAACTTTAATTGTTTCGGGCTATAAGACTTATCAAATACTATCATACGATTATTTGGCTGTGCCGCAAAATAACCATTGTCTAATTTTAATATGTTAAATGATTTATGCTGTGTCGGTAGCTCACTAAACGTAGTATTTAGTATATTTGGATCCGCACTACAACTATCAATCGTAAACATATATGTGCCTTCATGCCACACCTTACTAGGACTATAATACTTTGCTCTTTGTCCTTTTAAAAATCTTTTCTCTAATACAGATATGTGATAACTAAAACAATCCCATAACTCTAATTCTTCTAATGCCAATTCACCTTCAAAATCTTTTTTCCATACGAAAGCTGACAATGGAAGCTTATCATACACTGCGCCATATTCTGGTAAGTAAGTTTCAAAATATAATGCTCTACCTTGTATAGATTTTACTGTAACCCACAAACCTTCAACTAATTCACCATGACCCTTTTCTAAATCATAAAGATATTCTTTTTTAACATACAACTCAATTGGTGGTAAGTTAGCTTGTAAAAACATTATATTGTACAACTGTCACAGTAATCTTCATACTCTGAATCAGTTCCTTTAAATTCTTCTCTTTCTATAGGTTGATTTTTTTCAGGTACATTATCTACAAACCCAATAGGGTGAGCTGGTTCGTCAATATCTTTCTTAGCGTCATATGTATTTTGATAATAAGAAGTCTTCCAACCTAATCTATATGTTGTTAATAAATCTTGTGCCATTGCTGACAATGGTACTTGGTTTTCTTCAAAGTGATCTGGATTGTATGACCAGTTACCACTTATTGCTTGGTCAAAATACTTCTGCATTACAGCCACTACATTGATATAACCTTCATTTGATTTCATATCCCATAGTAAAGTATATTTACCTTTTAATTTTTTGTAGTCAGGTACCACTTGTTTCAATGGACCTTTCTTACTTTTCTTAACACTTAAATAATCTCTAGGTGGTTCAATGCCGTTAGTAGCATTAGAAACCACACTAGAAGATTCTGATGGCATTTGAGCAGAGAGTGTGCTATGTCTGAGTCCGTGCTCTTTAATTTCTTTCCTAATCCACTCCCAATCATAAGATAGATTTCTGGTTACAACCTCGTCTACCTCCTTCTTGTAAGTGTCTATTGGTAAGATACCATCAGAATATTTTGTTCTATTAAAGTATTCACAAGGACCTTTTTCTTTTGCTAGATCATTACTTGCCTTTAATAGATAAAATTGAAACGCCTCTGTTAATTTATCAACTTGACGCCAACCTAATTTTTGTTCGTAAGAATATCCTTGTTTTGCTAGATAGTGGGCAAGACCAATATAACCTATACCTAAACTTCTTCTAGCCTTTGTAGATATTTCTGCTGCCATTACTGGATACTTTTGATGATCTATTATTTCGTCTAAACTTCTAACAGCTAGATCGCATAGTTCTTCTAGTTCATCTAGTTCCTCTATCTTTCCAACATTGATAGCTGATAGAATACAAAGGGCAATCTCACCTTCGCCATCTATGTGTTGAATTGGATCAGTAGGAAGTGTGATCTCTTGGCATAAGTTTGACATTCTAACCAAATCTTTAAATGATGAGTGAGTATTACAGTGATCTATATTCATAATATAAATTCTACCTGTCTCTGCTCTTTCTTTTAGTATGTCAAAAAATAATTCTTGTGCACCTATTTTCTTTTTCTTAATACTTAATTTTCTTTCAGCTTTTAAATACAACTCGTCAAACTCTGGTGTACCCCAAGCTTCATATAGCTCTGGTACTTCATGTGGTGAGAATAAAGTTATTTCTTCTTCATTAATAAATCTTTCATAAAATAGTTTTGATAATTGTATTGAGTAATCTAATTTTCTAACTCTGTTATCTTCACTACCTTTATTATTTTTAAGTACAATTATATCTTCTATTTCCTGGTGCCAAATAGGGAAGTGAACAGTAGCCGAACCGCCCCTAACTCCATTTTGAGTGCAGCACTTAACTGTTGCCTCAAATTTTTTAAGGAAGGGAATAACGCCTGTGTGCTGTACTTCACCC